GTAAATATCTTGCAGCATTTTGCCATTGAAACACCACTTCAGTACCTACATCCTCCCATCTTCTTTCATATACTTGTGACGCAATTGCCGTACTTCTTAAATCCATACCCATACCTGCAATAACACCCACTGCAGTACCTGTTGATGATAATGGTCCAGTTACACTATTTCCTGTTGTTGTTGTTCCTGGGTTTAAAAACAAAGCACCATCTGCCGTCATATTAACAGATGTAATTGTTGTATTGTTAAACTGAAATTGTGATCCGGATGGTATTGTAAAATAACTACCATCAGTATCATAAGTGATAGCACCACCAGTTGTTGTTACTAATTGAGTACCACCAACAATTGCCGTATATGTACCGGTTGTCTCAGAAAATGAATAAAGACTTGATACTTGTGTAAAACCCAAAAAAGAAATTAGGGTAAATAATAAGATTAAAAAATTTTTCATAATTAAGTATTTTTTCTTAATAAATACTTTGAAGAGGTTTAATTATAAAGTTAAAATTTACTTAGATGAACATTTAGTGTTATTAAATTATTATTCATAAAAAAAGGAGACAATTTCTTGTCTCCTTTCTCTTATTCGTTTAAGATATCTTATCTTAATTCTCTCAAGTCAAATGTTCTAACTCCATCAACTGTGATTCTACCATAGAAACGGTTGTTAACCATTTTCTTAGCATATCTCGTCATTATACCTTTGATAGGTGTAAAGTTGAATGGGTTATACATTGTAGGTGTTAATTGAAGAGGCACATACGGTGCGTAAATGTAACCAGTGTCAAGTAGAGATGTTCCTTTGTGACCAATCAAAATTTGATTTGGTGGGAAGTAAGGATCTCTATACACTTGGTAACGACCAGAAAGTGTACCAACTCTTTCAATACCCATGTTGTATTGATCTTGCTCAGGAGACGCGTTAGATACGTGGAAGTATTCTAAGTCATCAAAGATTGCAGAAACCTCAGAAGATACGATGATCCAGTTAGCACCACCTCTAAGTGTAGACTTGTGGATTTGTGCTGACAATTGGTTAATCGCAGTGATCAAAGTTTGGTTCCAGTCTTTTTGAGTATAAGAAGTTGTTAAATTTAATCTTCTCCATCCGTTGTAATCCCATCTTAAATTCCAAGCAGCGCCTTTTCTCAAGTCTCTCAAGATTTCTCTATCAATTTCAGCAGCAACTTGTTCTGACAATAAAGCTGTTAATTCAGCTTCAGCATCAATATTATGGAATGCAGCAACGTCTTGTGCAAGTTCTGGAGACCATTGTGCTCTTAATTTTCTTTCAGTTACAGAAACTGTTACTGATTGAAGATCAAAAGATACCTCACCAATTTCTTCAGCGAACTCAAGATTTTCGTAAGTTCTATACATAACTCTTAATTCATCACCAGTCAATGCTCCTAATGTAGATCCTGTGTAACCATCTAAAGATTCGTCACCACACTCAAAACAAGCTGGACAAGAAAGGTCAACTTCTAAATAGATACATCCTGTTGCGTCACAGATATCGTAGTAAGAACCACCATTTCCGTAGTTAGGACCGTTAAAGAAGTTTGTTTGTGTAGGTTGTCCTTGATTGTAATCAACGATACCTTTACCATATTGTTGAGTAACAACTCTGAACAATAATGGTTTACCAACTCCATTAGCCGCATCCCAAACAACATTACAAGTATCAGCAGATGTTGTAATATTAGATGTTGCATAAATTCTTAAATCAGAAAGGAAAGATTCTGTATCAACTTCATTACCATCAGGTCCGATTAATTTACCAGCACCAACTCCTAGTGTTCTAAAGTTACACATTTTAACGATAATTTTTCTTCTGTTACCATTTTGGTAAGAAGCTGCAGCACCACTAGTTGTTAAACTACCGTTATTCCAGATAACCATGTCAGTAGACGCAGTAACAGCAGACCATTTTCCTTTTGAGTAATCAAATAATCCTGGAGGATCTAAACCAGCTTCTGAACCTTCATAAAATAAATCATAAAGATTTTTAGCATATGCGTTAGCATTTGGTGGATAACCAGCACCAACTTGACCTTGGATAGCCCCTGAGTTTCCTGGAGATCCTACCGGTGGGTAGTGAGTAGCAACATCAGTTGGGTTAGTTTGTTGGTATCCTTGGATACGAGGTACAAAGTAGAACAATTTACCAATAGGTAAGTTCATTGCTTGTACAGAAACGATATCGTTAGCTAACAATTTAGAGAAAACTCTTCTTACGATAGGGAAAACAACAGTTTCAAATGCTCCGTTAGAACCTTCTGAAGTTGCTTCGTTAATCAAGTGAGAAGCTTGGTTTTCGTATAATTGTGCTACGTTCTCTTTTAGGTGGCCTTTAAGACCTTCAAGGAACCCTAATCTGTCCCATTTGTTAATTGTATCTTCTTTGATAACTTTAAGGTGTTTTAACCCAATGTTACCTACAAGACCTGATTCTAATAATGCTCCCATTTTTAATTTTTTTTAGCTTTATTTTTATTTATGTATTGTATAAATATACTTTACTTTTGAAAAAGTTAATTTTTCGTTTATTTTTTATAGTTTTCCCATCAAATCTTTCATTCTTAAGAACTGTGGATTTTCATATGTTTTAGATTCAATTAAACTAACTGCCGATCCAGACGATGCTGTTTTATTTACAGTTCTTTCAATTGACTCATTCAATGAACCACTTTCATTAAGAGAATTATTTGATAATTCAGATTTAACAACTCTATAAAGATTTTTTGATTCTTTTAATGTTTCAACATCATCAAATCTTCTCAAGATGTTAATCTTTTCTTGTTTTGTTGTTGAATGCTCAGTAAACAATCTTGTTGCGTAAGCTAAGTTTGAATTAAATACCGCAACTTCATTTAATTTAGTTCTAAACAAATCAAGTGCTTTTCTGTATTCATCATTTTTAGTTCTTAACTCAATTACCTCTTCTTTAAGATGTCTTGGTGCTGCTTTTGGTTTAGGTAAACCTCTACCAAACGATCTTCCAGAACCGTAAGTTCTTGAAGCTTCTTTAGTTTCAACTTTTTTACCTCTCTTTATTGGTCTATATTCACCATCAAGATTTTCACCATCTTTATAACTAAATTTAGCTTTACCCATTCCAACACCTTTTGTTCCTTCTTTTTGTTTAGGCATTTTATAATCAGTAACTTGACCGTATTTGAATTTAGGTCCTTTTCCGGTTAATCCTTTAGAACTTTTTTTAGTTTTTTTAGATTCATAAATGTTTAAGTCATCATCTTCATAATCTTCTTCTTCATCCTCATCTTCAAAACTCATCATATCCAGGTCATCCATTTCCACCAGGTCATCCATTTCCACCAGGTCATCCATTTCCACCAGGTCATCCATTTCCACCAGGTCATCCATTTCCACCAGGTCATCCATAGATTCTTCACTCATTTCTATTTCATACATGACACCTTCAACCTCTTCGTCCTCGTCTTCAAAAGAATAATCTTCCATATCGTCCTCATCTTCTTCGTCCTCGTCTTCAAAAGAATAATCTTCCATATCGTCCTCATCTTCTTCGTCCTCGTCTTCAAAAGAATAATCTTCCATATCGTCCTCGTCTTCAAAAGAATATTCCATATCCTCATCATCTTCTTCATCATCAAAAGAATATTCCATATCCTCATCTTCTTCTTCTAGTTCAGTACCATCTTCATACATTTCCTCAAGTTCTGAGTCAAATGCTGTTTCATCAAAATTTTCCATAGATTCATTTAATTTAATGATGTATTCATCGTCATCATCTGTTAATGTGATAATATTGTTATCTCTTGTAACTACAACGCCATCATTATCACCCATGGCTTTAAATACTCGGATTACTTCAGCATCAGAGGCGTCTCTCATGTCTATTGTTTCATCGTCACCAGTTTCCATTCCAGGCAAACTTTCATCACCCATCATTTCTGGGTCCTCAAATTCAGGTTCTGCTGCTACCATATTAGGATCCATTTCCATTCCAGTCTCGTCAGGCATCATAGTTGGGTCTTCTGTAGCAACATCTTCTGGGTCCATTTCTGGTTCTATAACCTCTTCTTGTTCCATAAGAGATTCTTTTACTAGTGAATTAATTTCTTTCCTCATTGTTGACGAAAGTATTCCTTGTGCGTTTTTTTTAAGAGATTCTTCCAAATTCTTTATTTGGAACAATGTGTCTTCTATCATGTTTTTTTCTCCCATTGATATTTTTTCTTTACAATATAAATATTGGTAGTTGGAGAAAAATTCGGTGTAAAACAAAAAAGGGGACAATTTTGTCCCCTTTTATAAAAAAATAATTTTTAATTAGTCTATTACCTCATCAATTTTACTTTCAGTTATTGATGTGATTCTCCAGTCCATCGTATAATTTTCATATACTTTTGTTACTTTTGCCTCAACATCCGTAGGTGTATAGCCTAATACTAATTTTTCTTCTTTTACTTTTTTTACTCTACCAGATTCACTGTCTAATAGATCCGATGTAATTTTTGCTACAAAATATTTTTCTCCTTGTTCCATAATTTTATTTTTCTAAATAATGAGACAATTTTTTCATTAAGTCAAGAGATTTGTTCCCAACTTCACCAACATTTCTTTCAACAGCCATTCTTTTTTCTTCATCTAGATTTTCTTCATATTTCATTCTATCGTCTTTATTTAAAAATAAATAAGCTCCAGGTGTTGATGGTGATGAAACAAGGTCAAAACAAATTAATTCAAAATCATCTTGTACTTCATTTTGTTCGCCAACTTTTTT